TGCCACGCCAATGGCTGCCCAAGGCACCAGAGGCCCACTGCAGGCCGCACAGATTTTTGGCGAAGGAAGGTGGCGCGCAACAAGGTCGCCAGCCGAGGGAGTGTATCAAAGCTCAGGCATTTAGGATGGCGGACAAGCCGCCTCTGGGAACATAGCGTAAGAAAGGATGCGGACAAGGCTCTGGCTTCCGCATTGAGAAAGGCTAAATAAAAATTGATGCGGGGGGGAGGTTAAGTATCTCATCGGCCTCATAAACCGAACCAAGCCGGCGCGAATCCGGTCCCCGCTACCATCTTTGCCGCGGGAACTAGCCACAGGCGTGGTCTGTAGGGGGTCACTTCACCCACCGGCAGCGCGGCAAAAAATTCGCGGGATTAGCTCAGATGTAGAGCGCTTGGTTTCCAACCAAGATGTCGAGGACTCAAGCCCCTCATCCCGCTCCAGTTAAGGGAGCATGGTGCCAGTGAGTGCCACGGCCTTGAGTACGTGCAGCCTAAAAAACTGACTCGAACGATGGCTGGGATCCGTTTTGTGTCTGCCCTGACCCGAAAGCGCCGGAAACGCTAAGGATCGCTCCCTAATATATTGTGGGAACTACATCTAGAATGTGATTACCGATGGGAGATGTAGATTGCACAACGCTTCCCATGCAGGGCTGCCAGGCTGATGGGAAGCAACAATTCAAAGGAAGTCATGGAACAGCTTGAAGCCACACAGATCGTTCATCTCCCGCCTTCCAACTATCAGCGCCAATACGAGCCGTGCTTTTACGGCTGGTTCAACAAGTCCAGCTTCACCGCCAATCGAAAGCAGACAGAGCTTTGGAATCAGAAGCGCCCGAGGGCGAGCAAGACCCACCCCACCATGAAACCCGTTGACCTCTGTGCCCACGCCATCCGCAACAGCAGCAATCAGGGCGACGTGGTCCTTGACCTATTTGGTGGCTCTGGATCCACTCTCATGGCCTGTGAGCGCCTTGGCAGGAAATGCCGGATGATGGAGTTCAGTCCAGGGTACTGTGAGGTCATCGTTCAACGTTTTGAACTCATGACAGGGAACAAGGCTGAACGCATCACCATCGAATCCAGTGAAGGCCATGGCGAAGAAGTCCAAAGCACTTAAGCCCTCCGGGCGTCCTCCTTTTGAGATAACAAAGGACGTCCTTGACAAAGTTGAGGGCATGGCAGCGACAGGCATGAACCAGCGCCAAATAGCCCAGGCACTTGGGATTCACGAGGATACGTTTTGCCTAAAGAAAAAGGCTTATTCAGATTTTTCAGAAGCTTTAGCCCGTGGTAAATCGAAAGGCATTCAAGCGATTTCGTCAGCCCTGTTCAGAAACGCAACTCTCCCAAGCAAGATGAACCCCTATGGCAATGTTGGCGCGCAAACCTTCTACCTCAAAGCCAAAGCCGGGTGGGCAGAGTCGTCCACGCCCGAAGGCTACGAAACTCAAGAGTTCATTCTCCGGCGGACCCGCCCCGCGCGTTAAGCAGATAGTAATTGAGCTGGAGTGGCATGACACCCAGTGGGATGTTTTCCACCACACGGCTCGATTCAAGGTCATCATGGCTGGTCGCCGGTGGGGCAAGACGCGCGGCGCGATTCAAAGGCTGGTAGAGAAGAACCTTGCCGGGCCCGATCGCCTAGCCTGGTGGGTGAGCCCTACATATCGCCAGGCCAAGATCGCCTTTCGATACTTCCTCAAAATATTTAAGCCTTGGAACATCATCAAAGGACTCAACAGGCAGGACTTGGTGGTTGAACTGCCAGCGGGTCGTCGCCTAGAGTTCCGCAGCGCGGAAATCCCAGACAACCTTCGTGGCGAGGGCGTGGACGACTTGGTGGTGGACGAATGCGGTCTGATCACTGAGGAAGTCTGGATAGAGATTTTACGGCCTGCCTTGATGGATAGCGAGGGTTCTGCCGACTTGATCGGCACGCCCAAGGGCACGAACTGGTTTCACGTGCTTTGGATGCAGGGGCTGGATGGATTGGCCGAGGACATCAAGAGCTTCCGTTTCTCCAGCTACGACAACCCGTACATCAAGCGGGAGGAGGTCGACAAGGTCGTTGCGGGGATATCCGCCAGGAAATCTACGCCGAGCCGATGGACAGCGAAGGTGTGGTGTTCCGCAATGTGGATGAACTCAGCACCCTTGAAATAGAGGAGCCGATACCGAGCGCCAAGTACTCCATGGGCGTCGACCTTGCCAAGTACCGCGACTTCACGGTCGTCAGCGTCATGAGGGGAAAGAAGCAGGTTTACATTGAGCGCTTCAACAAGATCGACTGGGCCCTGCAGAAAAGCCGAATCATGTACACCGCTCAACGGTACAACGATGCCGAGGTCATGATAGACTCTACCGGCGTGGGCGACCCGATCTTTGAGGATCTTAACCGCATGGGCCTCAACATCCTGGCCTACCAGCTGAACACCCGATCTAAGCGAGAGCTTATTGACAACCTGATCGTATTGATGGATAAAAAGGAGGTGCAGCTCTTGAACCACGCCGTCCAAAAGGCGGAGCTCAAGGCCTATGAGTACGAGCTAACCAGCGGCGGCAACCTCCGCATGAACGCGCCCGAAGGAAAACACGACGACACAGTTATTGCCCTGGCCCTGAGCCTGATGCGTAGCCCAGAACCCACAGCGCTCGCCTTCATCCGTGAGCAGGTCGAGGAAGAAGCTCGCCAGGAGCACGCCGCCCGCACCTCCAAGGAGAAGAAGTAGATGGCACCCAAGTCTGAAATGCCACCCCCCCGCGAAACCTCCCTCGCTCAATACGCCGACAACAAGGACGTCCGGTTTCCGTCATCGACCCAGAGGTCCGGCTTCATAGCCCGCTTCCAGGCGGCCGTCGCCGGCTGGATGAGCCCAGGTGTTCCCCTGCAGCCCCAGGCGCCAGATGGCACCGTCTCGCGCCAGTACGATTACCCCGTCAACTACAATTACAACATCGCCCCGCGCTCAGGCATGGAAATCGGCTTCGGTGAATTGATCTCGCTGGCCGACAGCTATGATATCCTCCGTATTGTCATCGAGCGACGCAAGGATCAGATCGTCACCCAGACTTGGGACATTCAATCCCGCGAAGGCAAGGAAAATAAAAAGGAAGATGCCGACATCGACGAGATCAAAGCCAAGCTCCGCTTCCCCGACAACGAGCACGACTGGACAACCTGGCTTCGCGCAGTACTTGAGCAGCTCTATGTGATCGATGCCGTATCGATTGAGCCTGTTTACCGCGGCGACGGGAAGGTGTTCGGGCTATACGGGATCCATGGCGCGACTATCCAGCTCAAGATCGACGAGCAAGGCCGCACGCCAGCTCCGCCATCGGTGGCCTATCAGCAGATCGTTAAAGGACTGGTGGCGACCGACTTCACCACCGACGAGCTTATCTACAAACCCTGGAACCTCCGATTCTCCCGCGTGTTCGGATTCTCCAAGGTCGAGCAAATCCTGATGACCATCAATATAGGTCTCCGCCGCGAAATGCGGCAGCTCCTCGAGTTCACCGCTGGTACGCTTCCTTCCGCCCTGATGGAGACACCGCAGGGCTGGACGCCTTCCCAGATCCGCGAGTACAACGAATATTTCACTAGCCGCTTTGCTAACAACCTGCAGCGCCGCGCGGAACTGACCTTCGTTCCCTATGGCAGTAAGCCGATGCCGTTGAAGGGCGATCCGCTTAAGGGTGAGTTTGACGAGTGGCTTGTCCGGATCACCTGCTTCGCCTTCGGGGTAAGCCCCACAGGTTTCGTGCGCGACTCCAACAAGGCGACCGCCGACTCCGCGCGGCAACAGGCCCTGCAAGAAGGCGCTGGCTCGGATATGATGTACGTCAAGTCCCTGATGGACATGATCTTGGTCAAAGCCTTCAAACGTTCCGACCTGGAGTTCGTATGGTCGGGCGAAAATCAAGTTAACCCCTTGGAGCAGGCCGAGCTGGAGACTGCCTATATTAAGGTGGGCGTCTACTCGGTTGACGAAGTTCGTAAGAGTAAAGGTCTCGACCCGATCGGCATGGGCCCGGCGGTCTTTACTGCGAGCGGTGCCGTCATGATTGAGGATATTCTTTCAGGCAACGTGCCAGGCCAGCAACAGCCAGGCGTTGGTGATGATCAAGGCCTGCAGGGTAAGGCCCTCAAGATTTCCAATGCGCTTAAGGCGGCGAAAAAAAAAAGATTTTTGATGCAACCACTCATTGGACGGGTCGCCTTGGTAGCTCGCGCCAAGAACGGACTCGCAAAGCTATTCAGGAACAACAAGGACAAGGTCATCTCGGCAGTGTGGAAGAAAGCGGCGCCCCTGATAGAGAAGGCGAAGAAGTCTGAGGACGATGACAGCCTGGACAACTTCTCGGACGACATCGACCTGGATTTTTTCGAAGCGGTCCCGGGTATCATGGAGCCGATCTTTATACGCGCGGCAGTAGCTTCTTCCCGCAACGCCCTGGTGCAGGTTTCGAGCGGCAACATAGACGATGCTTTGTCCCAGATGGACGAGGCTGCCCACGAATGGGCCAAGAAGCACGCCGCCGAGATGGTGGGTCGCAAGTGGGTGGACGGAAAGCTCGTGGACAATCCGAACGCCGCCTACTCCATCGAAGATTCGACCCGAAATATGATTCGAGATAAGGTCTCGCTGGCGATCGAGGAAGGTTGGACGGAGGAGGAGCTCGCCCGGGAGCTTGAGGATCGCGCCTTTGATGCAGACCGTGCCTATATGATCGCCTCGACCGAGCTCGACTTCGCGCACTCGGTTTCCAACAACGAAGGCTGGAAGGCTTCGGGAGTGGTGCAGGGAAAAAAGTCCCTACTCAGCCAGGACCACGTTGAAGAGGACGAGTGCGATGACAATGCGGATGCCGGCGTCATTGATCTAGACGAAGAATATCCGTCAGGCCATGACTCCCCGCCTTTTCATCCACGCTGCCATTGTTCAGAGGTGGCCGTACTGATCGGGGATGACGGGCAAGAGGAAGAAGGCGAAGAAGTGGCAGTGGAGGAATAGATGCGCGTTTCCCAGGAGCTACTTAAAGTCGTCCACCGCCTTCAAGACCTATCCCAGGGCTCAGAGCGCACCGAGGTGCGCCTTACCCTGGGCAACAGCGAGCCTGTAAAGATGTCGGTCAAAAATAGCAACGAAAACACCAGGGGAGATGATGAAAAAAGCAACGTTGGGCAAGGAAGCTAGAGCAGAGAAGAAGGCGAAGGACGCCGCCATCAAAGCCAAGATGCAGGATCTATTGACCCAGGCGCTACGCATCCAGAACGCCCAGCGCCAGAGGATTGAGCATCTTGAGGC